GTTATGGCCAAAGTGGCCCTCCAAACAGCGAAAACCCTTTTGAGGTTAAGCCGGTGCAATTACATCGTTGGTGTGTATCCAACGCCACCCGAAAGTAAATCGGGCGGACTCAACTTCGAACTCAACCCTACCGTCGCCTTCACCAAGATCAGCCCATAGGAAACCTATGCGCTCCTCGAGGTTCAGGCTCTTGTAGGATTCGAAGTGGATTCCAGGCTTGGGAGCATAAACGGAGTTTGATCTCCAGCTTAATTTCCTGAGGCTGTACGCTAGCAAAGCTTCGTCATGGGCCGGTAAAGCCTTCTTGATGAAGCGAACTACTCGGCAGAGACGGCCGCGGTTGAAGTCTTTCCTAAACCGATAGGTTTTCGGAACGACCCAGCCGTCGTCGCCTTCTGCGTCCTCAGGTATCTGGCACTCGCTAAGCAGACGAAACGTCCGCCGCAAAATGTGCCAAGAGTTCTGAGGGATGGATGAGCTATATCGCGTGGACCATCGCATTAAGCGATTCCCACAACGCATAGCTTCGATCTCATCGAGTAGCTCCTTCTGATATATGGGCGTCACATCTTCACTGTCAAAGTAGTGTTTTCCGCAGGATTCGTAGAACAGTCCATCGGCATACGACTTCGAGGCATTCACCTCAAAACCGCAATACCGTAGACATTCTACTACCTCTGCGTAGCACCACTTCGGCACGATGATGTCGTCACCATATACAGAAGTAAGCCTCCAGTCGTCTCTCGAAGCACAGGTGTCTTGGACCGCTTCGCATATTGCGAAGAAGATCATTGACTCCAACTCAAATGTGAAGCCGTTCCCCATGGAGGAGAACTTCTCATATTTGAAAGTGCGTTCTTGAGTAGATCCGTACGGACTTCTGATGCTATCTAGATAGATAGCCCAGTCGACTGGCAAGAGTTGGTAAACCAACTCAAGCGCGATCGTATCGCTTGCCGATGACAAATCAATCGTGCAAAGATCAAGTTCTAGGGCCAAGTGGGCCCAGGACTGATTGATCTCCTGTTTACTCAGGTCGACACGAAATCTCTTCAACCGTGACCTCATGTAATTTCCAACACCTTTTTGGAGGAAGATGTTGGCACGAGGTTCGACCGCAATAACGCGGTCGGTTGATGAGTCCTTTGGTACGGTAGTGATTCGATTACCCCTCACAACCTCGAAACAACAAGGAAGGAGTGAATAAGAACCCTCTGGGAAAATCCCAGTCATCGCCTCAAACCACCTACCATCCGACTCTATTTCAAGTCGGATGTACGGCAGTGCTTGGCGAGTCACCGTAATTGGTAACTGCGTCAATTTTGTGTCTACGAAGGATTGCCTTTTAGGTATCTCCAACGTAGCTCCAGCCGTCCACTCACAACGATTGAGAACTTTGCGAAGTTCAAACGGTCCAAGCATAGCGGATATTTTACGCGAAGCTGAGTGCAGGATTGCCTCAGCGCGGGACCTGTAAGGGTCCTCCGTTTTGCATAAGAGTCGTTTGTTGGTCGCATTACACGTCTCTTCAGAAGCTGAAAACTTCTGAATAGCCACTTCCTCAGTGTCAATTCCAGTTTCAAGTCCCTTCCACTTACGTAGAAAGGACGCGAGCATGTAATCGGCACGAAAGGTAGCAGCATCGTTGTAATTCCTCGGGTTCAGGCGAAAGGTCGCAAGCTCCTTTTGGGAGTACTTGAACCTCAGCCACAAACCGAGAGAAACAGGCGAATCAGTCGATTCACACAAGCCTTGGAAAACCTTGGCCATTGTCTGAGAAGACATGTGTGTCAGCTCCTTTGCAATTGGAAGTCTACAGACCTAAAGGTCAGTAGAAGTTCTGAAGATCCTCGATGACCGTGATGACATTGGCGTTCGCCAGCAGATTCGCTGCGTATTTGCGCAGCGTCTGCCGATCGAAAGCCTTCACCGAACGCTCGGGGATCAAGAACTCCATGTTGCATCGGGGGATGTACGAAACCGTCGGTGCCGGCGAAATGCCGGAGATCGTGGCGTTCGTGACATTCTCGAGAATCGGGGTGTGAATCCCGATCTTGACGCGACAGATTCGTTTCGAAGAGTCCTCCCCTGCGCGCGGGACACCAGGTCGGACCAGCTGAACGCTGATCTTCTGGTTCCCGATAGCAGAGGTAGTGGTTTGATCTTCGAACCACCAGACGCCATTGGCGTCGGGGCCGAGTGGGTTGAAGGTATGGTTGACCGGAGTGGTCTGTGCGTCCGCGAGGACAATAGCTGCAACTGCAGGCATGGATTGCTCCGTAAGAACGGTTGATGAAAGGTGAAAACCTCCCAAGTGGTAAACCACTGAGACGTACAAATCACCCAGGTTAACGAGAACAGCGGCTAAGCCCGTCCTTTGGAAAGGAACTGGGACAATAACGCGGCGCCACTGATGATACGGCTAGACCCCATCTGTAACTTCACAGTTGGGTATCGCGGAGTAGGATATGACGTAAGTCTGATCCGGTTCTTATAGTGGTCTCGATCTATCTGCTGACAGCCACCGTAGATTAACGATATGCCCGGTCCGATGCTTTTAGCACCGTACTTGACACCATCGTCGATCTTCTTGTAACTGTCTGTCCGATAGCCGGCCACAAAGTGCTGGTCATTGACAAACGCCGTCTCCAAATTCCGGATATACTGACCGATGTTTAACAACCAGTCAGCAACGAAGGAATACGGAGTCAGCTCCCACATGATGCTAGCCGGGTTAAGGCTAGATATACGTGAGAGTTGATCAATCGTATTAGATGCGAATGCCATCTCGACGAAGAGTTCGACGCGTTTCGAATACCAGGTCGTCCACTGGTGCCTTATCATGGTACCAGGTTCAGTCCCGACATTTCGAAATTCGCGAACCTCCTTCTTTCGAACACGGTATTTCACATAGCCGTCCTTCGGGGGCGTGACCATCTCGGTTGCGATATCATGGATGGAGCCAACTAAAGGCCGCCATCCGTACTGATATTCTAACCAACGGTCCGCCCATTTTCGGGGTGAAAACCCTCTGACAAAATTGTGAAGCTGGATAACATTACGATGGAGCCTCCTTGTCAAGGTGGACCACCGCTCAAGAGAGTTGGGAGCAACGAATTGTCCTAACATCTTCTGAGATTGCTTCCATTCCGCCAAATCGATCATTAGATCGAGGTCCCCTCGGACTTCGTTAGCCAAAGTATCAAGGCACCGATTGTACAGTGCATTGAAGCCGAGGTCAACAGTAGTCTTATAAAAGGGGTCCGGCACCATAGACGAGCCATAGCCCGCCCCAACGTCGACCGAATACGGAAAGGCCCCGGCACCACTTATCGTGATTCCGTCGCCTATCGTACTCTGTTTCTTTCGAAACGACATTGAAGTAGCCAGATGGTGAGCCGGATCTCCGCCAAGCCCGTTCGTTGCAACAAGATTTACAGTCCTTTTCGTGATGCCGACTGACGTCGACGACACCGGGGGACTATTCCTGTTGTACGTTGTGGATGTGCGGATACCCGTGTTCACTGTGTAGGCGTAATCCTTCACAGGCCCTCCTCATTGCTGAGGAGGAGGCGTACCAGCGCGTACTGGTGAGCCGTCCGTCAGGCTCTCTGCTGAACGTTCGATCATGCTCTTCATCTCGAGTGCGCGAGTGATGTCAGTGTGTGCCCATCTCGCGAAGAGAAGGACACAAATAATGACGACCACTTGAAGCACTACAAGATAGAAACGCATGATGAACTCCCAACAGAAAACGACGGTAAGCAGGGCTTCGTTACTGACTGACCTCTTCAAGACATTGCTTAAATGTCTTAAGGAGGGCCTTTGTCTCGGCAAGTTTGCTCGTACCGCGCTTCAACTGATCTAAGGACAAACAGAAGTTAGTCCAAGCGATCATCGAAATCAAGGCTTGAGCGTACAAACCGTAGGCAAAGAGCGTGGATTGCGAATACTCGTCACAGTTTTGACACATGTGGCGCACTTCGACAAACCACTCGCCTCCTTCAAAGCTATGAAAGATCCCGTCTTTCTCATTTACCACAGCTGACAGCGCATCGCTGTAACTGAAGTAAGCCCCTTTTGGGAGCTGCTTAAGGTTACGGATCGCGTCCCTGATCTCGTTTGCACGAGAATAGGCGAGCGCGTGCGACATCATCTGTGACATGGAGAAAGAAAAGTTCATCATAAGCTCCAAAGGAGGTTTGCCAGGCGAATTTGCCCATTAGAGAAATCCCCTTCCTATCCCGGAGGAAGGTGCGCTGCGTCTTTCAAGAATCCCACTGCTTGTTCGAGTTCGGAGTCTGTCATCTCTGACGGTTCCAAATCCATCCAAACAGTGAACCCGTGCTTCTTGCTTACAAGCCTCCTGTAAAAGGAGAACTGAGAGACAAGAAGCAGCCGCGCGTTAGCACGGCGCCGATCATCGTCATCGTGAGATGATTGATCGGGAGAGCGATTCGAGCTAGACATGATGCACTCCTTCTGGGTGTGGAGGGG